ATATCTCTTCTTCTTTAAGACCTTTTTTTCTTCTACCCTCAGCAGTTAAATGATTTGCAGCTGTATTACCAGCATTTGATGTTTCACCACCTTTTTGTCTAAAATCAAAAGTAGTAGCATCAGTTGCACTTTTACCTCTTTTTTGTTCTGTCAATGTCATATCTGACAGTCCTCTTTCAATGATTGCATTACATTGTTGGTCATTTAATGCACTTTTAAAATAATAATAATGATTGTCTGTTATCATAATGCACCTTCCGTATATTTTATCCAAGTAGTAATGTTTCTTAATTGAAACCCTCTACTATGTAAATTTTTGATTATATGTTCTAGATAACTTGATACTACTTTTAGATAATCTAACTTAGATTGTAGCTTAATCATATCTTCATCTGATTCAAGATATGTAGGAATGTCTTGTCTTAATATTTTTAATTCAAATGGTTTTTCAGATTTACCAGAATAGTATTCCCATTTTTGTTTTCGTAACATCTTCATATCACTTTCTGCTTTACTTAACATTAATCTAAAATTACTATATAACTTCAAATATTTATTAAGTAGTGCAGGCGACCTAGTTTCTTCTAGATTGATATTAGTCTCATCAATCTTAGAGTCTTTGTCAAACATTTCTTGTATTTTTTGTAAGTCCATACGATATTATATACTATAATGTAAATATTGTCAAGGTTTTTTTAAATTTTCAAAATCATATATTTGATATTGGAATGTTGCAGTTGCACTTAAATATTCCGTATCTGTTGAATCATTTGTATATTGTAATGAAGATAAAGATACTGGATACACATTAGAAAATAATATATTTACAACTGGATTATTTTTATTAGATAATATTGTAAGTGTTGCATCAGAGTACATTGCACTGTCAGAGGTTCTAGGTTTTACACTATCTGATGGTATACTTTTAGTGTTTCCAGTAGGAAATCTATCTACATTATCTTCTCTAAAATTTTTAAATTCAGTTCGTTCTTTAGGAAAACCTATTGCACGAATCCATCTATGTAGCTCTTGATAGTTTTCTAAATTTTCATCTACTAAAAATGTAATCTCTAAATTTTCATATGTAATCTTATCTGGTAAGACTGGTATGTCTTTAAAAGGTGTAGGAAATAATGCTTCACCCATGTTAATGCCTGGGACATTACACGCAGTGGTAAAAAACTGAACTTTAGGTAATTGTAAAATAGTAAATCTATACTGCGTTGGTGCAGAATAATCTATTACTTTTGGTTGTCGATTTATTGCTGATAAGTCTGTCATACTATTATTTATATCAAAAAAAAAGGGGAGCGAACTCCCCTTTTTCGTGGTGTGGTAGTCTTGATTACATTAAGTTAGCGACTTTAACTCTTCTGTAATATTGGTTAGTTTCTTTAGTAAATGCAGTATTTGAAGAACCAGCATCATTACCGTCAGCTAACGCACCAGCGTCAACTGCGAATGGGTTATCAATCATACCGTATCTAGTTTTGAAACCGATTTTTGGTTGGAAAGTTTGCTCACCAACTGCTCTCACCATTTGTAGTGGAACATATGGACAATAGAAAGTACCAGCATCGTAAGGTGAAGTACCTTTATATCCAACAACATAGTATTGACTTGCAGCTACATTTGCAGCATATGGGTCAACATATACTCTGTAACGACCATTCAATACACCAGCAAAAGTGTTTTGAGTGTCATCTACTTGTAGGTTGTTGTTTAATGCAGATTGGTAATCTAGGATTCCAGCCATTTGTAAAGCAGAAGCAACATCAGCACTTACTAGTAAGATGTTACCTTTCCCTCTACGAGTTTTTTGACCGATTGCATTTGCATCTCTTTCAATCTGGAACATTAGTCCTTTGAATTTCTCAACAGACCATCTACCGTTAGAGTCTGTATCTAAATCAAAAGTACCAGCAGTAGTTGTATTTACAGCAGCACCTTCTACGGCAGTTCTGTAAATTCTTCTTACTACTTCCCTATTGATTTCTGCAAGAATTTCAGCAGAAAGGATGTTTGCAAGTTCTGTTTCTGCATCAAGACCATGAATTGCTTTTAAGTCTTGTGCAAGTTCCATAGTGTATTCTGCTTTAAGTGCTCTTGACTTTGCAGTTACAGTTGATTTCTCAATAGAGAACGCCATTTGAGCGAATCTGTTTTGAGAACTGTCACCTAATGCTTCAGCCTGTGCAGTAGTCATACCTTGTGTGAAAGTATAAGTACCTTCTGGTGAATCATTTAATACACTTGGGTTAGTTCCTTGTTGTGCAGATGATAGTCCAGATGAACTGTTATCAGCAGAAAATTCGCCATCAGCTTCATCTACTAGTGCTTCTGCACCAGACTGGTCATTAAATCTTGAACGCATTGCAAAGATTAAACCAGTTGGGCCAGTCATTGGTTGCACACCACAAATGTCATATGCAATCAAATTAGGCATAGCTCTTCTGACAAGTGAAATCAAAATTGGATTCCAATTTGCCATTGGATTAGCACCAGCTGCAGTTGCGTTAACTGGAACTGCTTCTGATAAGAAAGCAGCATCTTCTCTGAGTGCTTTCTCTTGGTTTTCGAGTATAACAGTGGTAACGGCTCTTCTATACGCATCTCCGATTTTTGGTAAATCTGGATGGTCTAAAACGGGCTGCCACTTTTCTTGTAATGATTGTGTTTGAAACATTTAGTTTCTCCTTTTATGTTTAATAATATTTATAATATTTATTAATTCATCGCCCTTTTGTGGGTTTTTTGAATCGCAGCCGTATATGCCGCCATTGCATCTGAAGAATCAACTTCGTTTGTATTTGTATCTTCGGACAACACTTCTTCTTTCTTCTCTTCAGAAGGGAAGTAAGAATTTTTTAAAGTAGAGAGTTTATCTTTGAATCCTTTTTCATCAGTAAACTCGACATCTTCTGTCAAAGATTTAAACTTTTCTTTTCCAGTTTCTGTTAAGTCTTTTGATACTTCAGTAATCATAGATTCTCTAACAAGTTCACCGATTCTGTTAGAATGTGTTTTACCACTTTCCATTAAATCGTTAACTTTCTTTTTTAGTTCGTCTATTTCTAAAGATTGTGCTTCCAGAATATCATACTTCTCATCTGGAACATCAATATAGTGGTCTTCGAAAAGAGATTTCAAACCAGTAATAAAGTCCTCAGCGATTTCTCCTTTGAGTCCTCTTTCAATTGCTAGTTCGTTTTCTTTTTTCCACTCTTCAGTAACATAGTTTAGATATGCATCAACTTTGTCAACCATATCTTCTTTTGCCTCTGCAAGTTTTTGATTATGACTTTTCATCAATATATCTTCAATACTTGCGATTTTAGAAGAAACTGCAGCTTCAAAGATTGTTTTTGCTTTTGTTTTGAACTCGTCAGAGAAGTTTTCACCTTCTGTCAACGCTTTTACATCAGCATCTACATCAACTTTGTAGTATTCTTTCTTAAGCTTTTCGTCCATATCTTCTTCGTCATCTTTTGGTTTATCATCACCCATATGAGCATCATCATCCATGGCATACATTGCTTTAACCATTTTAACCATATCGTCTTTCTTGCCGTTCTTTGCCTTTTTCATCATTTTATCCATTTCGGCAGCAAGTTCGACTTTTTTCATGTCCTCTGGGTGTTTCTCTTCTTCTTTATGATGTACTTCAGATACTGTTATTTTCATATCTTCAGCCATAACATTTCTTTCGATACCATGTTTGAAAGTAACATCATACCACGCAACATATCCGTCATCATCTGGAATTGCGTGTGAAGAATGAAGAGGTTTACCCTTACCCCATACTGGATGTTCAACAACAGTAGCACAGTCATGGTCTTTAGTATGACATAATGCTCTTACTTCTTCGTCAGTAAATCCTTCTTTCATTTTGTCTCCCTTTTCTGGAGGAACTGCACCCTTAGTTGGAGCAGATGCGTCTTTTTTAACTTTTTTAGATGCATCTGGTTTTCCAGACATATTTGCATCTTTTTCTGGGGTTGGGCCAGGAACGACTTCTGGTTTTTCACCATCTTTCATTTTAGGCATAGGGTCTGCTTTACCAGAACCTTTAGTAGGAGCATCGTGAGCTGCTTCTTCTAATTCTGCTTTTACTTCCTTTTCCAATTCCTCAATAGTTTGGTCTAAATCGGCCATTGGTTATCTCCTTGTTATATTCATATTTATTTATAGTTTTATAACTTTTTAAGAAACTTTGCAAACGCAAGTGCTTCAATATTAGGAGTTTTTTTACGCACTCCCTCTTGAATATCGTCTACTATTTCTTCTAATTGAACTTCTTTTAGAAGTCCATTGTTCCATACCCACTCTTTACCCTCCATAATACCTTGTACAAAAGCATTTGGTGCAGAAGGGTCTGCAACTATATCAGCAGCTGCAGCTAACATAAAGTCTGGTTTAACATAGTTTGCACCATTTTTTTGCTCTAAACTACCCATGCCTCTTGATGAAACACCAAGTGTTCCACCCTCGTCCATAATGTTCTTTACTATCTTACCCATAGGTGTATTCATAATTTTTGCTTCACCTATGAAATTTGAACCATCTTGTTTCAATGATGTAACCATATGCGATACTCTATCTAAATTGACAGTTGGCCCCTCTGGGTGACCTAGTTCACCATATGCTCTATTTTTAGAAACAAATTTTTTGTTATAGTTGTCAACTTCATTTTTTAATACATCTACTGGATAAACTCTACCATTACGATTCTTTATGTCACCTTGCATAAAGATACCCTTAATTTTATAAGTTTTACCCTTTTCGTCCTCTTCTTTTAAAAATT